CCAGCCGGTCGCCATCCCGATGGCGTTTGAGACGCTCCTGGCAAGCGAGTCTGTCAGCGGGAGGTGGTAATGGCCATTCCAGCCGGCAGCCTGCGAGAGACCGTTGTGATCGAGAAGCAGACCGAGACGCGGAACGCGTTCGGCGAGGCCACCTCGAGCTGGTCGACGCACGCCACCAGGCGGGCGGCCGTCGAGTCGATCAGCTACTCCGAGACGCAGCGGCAGGGCCGCATCGGTGGCTCCGCCACGTGGATCGTCCGCTGCCACTACATCGAAGGCGTCACCGGCAAGATGCGTGTGCGGTGGAAAAGCCGAGGCGATCGGTATCTCTACATCTCCGCGGTTGTCGAGACAGGCTCGCGCCAAGAGCACGAGCTCACGTGCGAGGAGAAGGCGACCTGATGCTTCTCAAGTGGGAAAACAACGTCGAGGAAGAGATCCAGACATTGATTGGTCGGTATGCGGCACTGCCGAGGCACATTGCCAAAAAGCACCTGCAAGCCGCGATGAAACGCACGCTCAAGGACGGTATTCCGATCTTGAGGTCTTTGACTCCACCTCTCGGCGTTCGTCGCGGCCGCCGAAGGGCCGGGGCGTTTGTTCCACAGAATAGATCGACAGGTGCACTGCGGCGCGCCGTAACGACGAAGTCGAAGTACATCGGCCGCAACGCCGACGGATTGGTCTACGGCGTGGTCGGCTACAAGGCTGGATATGAAAGCCGAAAAGCGATCTGGCTCGAGTACGGCACTCGCCGCGGCATACGGCCGCAGCAGATCATCCACAGATTTATGCAGCAGTACGCAGGCCCGTCGCTTGCGAAGCTGAAGTCAGAAATGGTCAACGCTCTCGACAAGGCTCAGAACGAAATCGCAGGCGGACGCAATCCAGGATACACACCCTAATGGCATACCCTGAACAGTGGCTGAAAGCTGCGATTGAGACAGCCGGGGGCTGCCTGGCGTGGCCGATGGAGGCCCCCGAGGGCGCCGCCCTGCCATACGTCATCTACGGGCGGACGTCCACGCAGCGTGAGACGATCATGGCCGGCACTACTCCGCTGAACGTCAACCCGTCGGCGACGTTCTCGGTGTTGGTGTACGCATCCACCTATTCTGGCGTGAAGGTCCTGGCGGACTTGGTGCGCGTTGCTCTCCACAACTTCAACGGCACTGCCAACGGCGTGACAATCCGAGAGTGCCTGATCACAGATGAGCTCGACGGCTCGCCGGACTTTCTTGAGGGTCAGGACAAACCTACATATTCAGTCGATCACACGTACCAAATCCGCTGGGAGGAGTAAGCCATGCCGGCCATTGCTGATTCGCAGGGAACGACGTTCACGTTTAACTCCGTCACGTTTGTGGCAAAAAACGTCAAGGTAAAGCGCAGCCAGGCCTACGTCGACGTCACGCCGCTCTCGGCGACCGCCGGATCGACTCGGGTCCTGCAGGCTGCCCCGCTCATCGACGGCGACCAGATCACCTGCGAATACATGGGCACGACTGCACCAGCTCGCGGCACTGCTGCTGCGATCTCTTGCTCGACGCTCGGCATCAGCGGCAGCGCCGTCTGCGAAGACTTTGAGCTGACAGCGGCGGTGGGCGAGCTGATCATGGGCAACGCCACGTTCAAGCTGACAGGCACCTGATTGGCCGGGAGGTGACCCGTGCCAGATATTGCGACAAGTCAGGGCGCCGTTCTGTCGTTCCGAGGCCAAGTGCTTGGCGTTCTGCAGAACATCAGCCAACAGTACGCTGTCGGTAATAAACACGAAGTAACCAGCATGCGATCTCCGGTTGTCGGTGCTGGCCAGAACGCCCGTGTAATCAAGCAGTACAACGTCACAAGCATTGAGCCCGGCACGATCACGGCACGGTTCTTGGGCTATCCAAATCTAGTCAGAAGCGACGTCGGGCTACCTGGATTGCTGGTTTTTTCGTGGAACTCTAGCGCCAGTAATAGCGGCCAGGCGTTTCTTGAAACGCTTGACGCAGAGTTTGCAAAGGGCGAGCTGATTCAGTGGGCGGCGGTGTTCCAGTTTTCTGGTTTTGACTCTTAAGGAAAACATATGGGATTGGCAGAAGACATTCTGGCGATTGACGACATCCGCGCACCGCAAACGCTGCACGTCAAGGCGTGGGGCCGCCAGGTGTATCTCCTTGACCCAACGGCCGACATTCGCGACGAGTGGGAAATCTATTGCGCGGCCAATCAGGGAAAGCGGGCGAGCTGGCGGGCCAAGCTAGCTAGCCTGCTCCTCTGCGACGAGCACGGCACGCGGCTGTTCACGACCGATGCCGACGTGGCAAAGCTGGGCAAAAAGAATGCCAAGGCTATGCACGAGATTTGGCAGGCCGGGCAGAAGCTCTTGTCGATCACCGACTCTGAAATTGAGGAACTTGAAAAAAACTGAGGAGCCGGCCGGACGACGTGTTCGTCTACAGGCTGGCCCTCGAGCTCGGAATACCAGACCCGGAGAAATGGAAGAAGCGGCTGACGATTCGGCAGCTACGGAAATGGATGGCTTACTGGCGTGTCGAGCCGTTTGGCGACCAGTGGCGGATGGCCGCCAGGACGTCGCTCACGACAGCAGCAGGTATGGGTGCAAAGCCAGACCCGGAGGCCGAGGAGCGATTCTTGCCGAGTTACCGCGACAGACCGCAGACAGAGGAAGAACTGAAACGTGAGCTGATGAAGATTCCAGCGTTCCGCGAGCAAATGCAGAAGGGCTGACAGTGGCAACCATTGGCAAGGTATCAGCCGTGTTCTCAGCCAGCACGTCCGGCTTACGAGCTGGCGTCTCTGATGCCATCCGCTCATTTCGGCAGCTCGGTGGCGAAGCCGGCACGCTTAAGGGCATCTTCCAGGGGATGCAGGCCGTGGCCTCGCAGGGCGTCGGGGCAGTCGGCCCGGCCGCGGAGGTGGCGGCCGCGAAGCTTGGCCAGTTCCAGCGGCTCGCGCTTCTTGCCCAGCAGGCCCTTGCGGCCGGTCGGATTACGGCTGACCAGTTCAAGGCAAAAATGGAACAGATTGGCGTGGCAGCAGAGTCTACTGGGGCTGCCGTTGCTGCCGGTGCTGCGCTCACCGACAAATACGCGTTGGCTGAGGAAAGCGCATCGCTTTCGATTGCCAGGGCCAACTTGCTGCTTGAGCAGGGTGTAATCTCGCACGAGACGCACGCCAGGGCGATGGCAGACCTGACGGGTGAGACGGCGCGCGAGCGTCAGGAGATGGAGAACGCTGGCCGCGCAATGCAGATGATGGCCAGCACCTTCGACGAGGGAGCCGCTGTAACGCAGTCTGTTCGAACTGCAGAGGAGAGGCACGGTGACGAGGTGCAGCGGCTCCGCCGCCTGCTTGTTGCTGGTGCCATCTCACAGAACACATACTCGCGTGCCGTCGATAGAGCCGATGACGAGCTGCGGCAAGCCACCGGAGGAACGCGTCTGCTGGCGGCCGCCACATCGGCTGCAAGCTCAGGCGTTAAGTCGCTCAGTGGAAAGCTCAACGCTCTGATTGCAATTAACGGCGCCCAGCTCTTCGGCGACATCGCACAGGCAGTCACCAACTCAGTTCGATCGCTAGCCCGCATGGGCGCCGCCCAGGCCGATGTGATCGACAGTCAGAGCGACCTGGCCAAGCGGCTTGGCATGACATACGGCGAACTAGCTGGCATTGGGTTCGCAGGGGCTCAGGTTGGCGTATCGATGGATTCGATTGGTGCGGCGGTCACGAAGGCTGATGTGGCGTTTGTGAAAGCCACGCAAGGCTCCAAGACGGCCACTGCGGCCTTTGCCGGCATCGGGCTCTCTGTGCATGAGCTCGAGGGCATGTCTCCGGCAGAGCGGTTCCGGGCGATCGCCGACGGGATCGCCGCCTTGCCGACGGCTGCCGAGCGATCGCGGGCCGCGCTCCAGATATTTGGCCGGAGCGCCGGCGAACTGCTGCCTATGTTTGAGGGTGGCGCCGGTGCAATCGCGTCGGCCACTGACGAGGCGGCCAAGTTTGGGCTAGCGCTAACTGACGACCAGGCCGCCAGCGTCAACTCGATGTCCGACGCGTTTGACAAGGCACAGATGGCCGTTCAGGGCATCGTAGGACAGGTCGTGGCCTATCTGGCTCCGGCCATTCAGGGTGTCACCGAGACGTTCCTAAATCTCGTCGGGGGAATCGGCGGAGCCAATATCGGTCAGTTTATTGGCGAGGGCATCATGATTGGCGCCCAGTTCCTGGCAGGGATTGCCGACTGGATGATCTCGGGCATCGGCTCGGCGTTCGAATACGCCGGAACGGTGATTGACGTCTTCAATCGTGTCGTGTCTGGCCTGCAGGCGATCTTTTTTGTTGGCGAGGCTGTGTTCAAGGGTGTCGGCGCGATCATCAGTAGCGCTATTGCAAAGGGTGCGATGATTCTGGACGCACTGCCAGACTCCGTGGCAGGGACAGGCTGGGCCGAGTTTGGCCAGTCGATGGAAGCGTCTGCCAGTGATCTCGCGAGGCAGTCCGAGGTAGCAGCAGGCAACGCCATGACGGCCGCCGACAACGCGATTACTGGCGGGGCTGGCGGCGTTGGTGAGTTCCAGGGAGCTGGGCCTCTGTCGACGATGATGGCGGACGCGAAAGCAAAAGCTGAGGCCGACGCAAAAGCACGCAGCGTTGCCGAAACAGGCCCCGGCCAAAAGCCAGTTGTGCCACCTGGCGACCAGGCACCTGTCGGGGCATCAGCCGAAGCACTCAAGGCCACTGACAGCCGATCGAAAGAAGGAATGGCGGAGATGTTTCGATTGATTCGTGCCGGCGGCGAGGACGTGCAGCAGCAGATCCTCGAGGTCAATCAGAAAATGCTGGAAACCATGTCGGAGGGCGACGCGGAAGAACTGGCAATTTTCGCTGGAGCATGACGTATGGCAGTTGTTGCAGTCCTTGAAACAGCACGCGGCACCGGTGTTTCCGGCAAGTTCGGCGAAAGTTTCACGTTCACTCGGAAATGGATCATCAGGTGCGACACGCCAACGACGTCGAGAGTCAAGATCACTCAGGCGCCGGGCGTTCGGTTTGGCGACCCGTATCCAGACTTCACAAGCCACAAGGCAATGGAGTTTGACTGTGCCGAAGAGTCAGGCGACGGGATGATGTGGAGCATCACTGTCCGCTACTACATCCCTCCTGTTGAGAAACGGCCAAACGATTCCACTGGATTGCCGGACGACTGCTGGGCCGCCTCTGGTTCGACGACCACCATCCCGCTGTTCAAGGACAAGGATGATAACTTGCTGGTAAACAGCGCAGGAGACCCGATAGAGGGCGCCGAGCGCGAGGCCACTGACTTCTCGCTGACACTGACAAAGGCGTACACAGATCTATCTTGGTCGGCAATCGCTGTCGCGCAGTCGAACACTGTCAACTCGAGCACGTGGAACACGTGGCCCGCTAGGACGTGGAAAGTGGCATTCCGGTCGGCAAACAAAAAAGAGCTGACAGTCTCCGGCAGCGACAGCGATACAAAGCCGTATTGGGAGGTCACGTGGGAATTTTCATATCGCCCTGAGACATGGAACTTCATGCCATGGGACGTCGGCTTCAACCAACTTGTGGCCAGCGACGGCACGCCATCGACAACAGGCACAAGCAGAGCGGCCGTTCTTGGCGCTGACAAAAAGCCGGTGAAGTCTCCTGTTGCGCTGTCAGAAGGGATTGCAAAGCCAGCAGGTTCTGCACCCGACGCGCTGTCCTTCAGACTCTACAAAGAAACTAATTTCTCAGTCTTTGGGACGCCGGGCTGATGTCTAAGCCGCCACGACAATCAGGCCGTACCGTGTCGCTGACGCCGGCGACCGTGAAGCGCATTGCCGCTTGTGTTCTTGCGTTCGAGCGCGGGAATAAAGATATGGGTGCTGCCACGATGCGCACGGCCGGCTTTGATGGCGAGATTATCCGCGGCACGTTTCAGGCGCCATGGAGTAAGGGCTCGACGAAGACGGTGACGGATGCCGTGCTCTCGGCGGTGACGTATGAAGCAAAGAACTACTTTACCCCAATCACCGGAAGCGGATCAAAAGACTGCGCCATATCTTTTGTTGCCGGAGAATGGATTCTCTTGGACTTCGACATAACGCAGCTCGACGGGTTTGACGCGACAAAAACGCAGGTTTTAGCAAGCGTCTCCGGGGCGCTAAAGTGGCTTAACACGACGGCATGCACATGACCAGCATTGCTACAAAAAACGGCTCGCTCATCGTCAAGGACGGCAGCGTTGCAGAGAATTGCAACTGTTGCGGTGGGTGGTATTGCTATCAAGGTACTTGTCCGTGCAATGGGTTTTCGCCCGTCTGCCCGTCGCCTGGTTGCCTTCCAAAATACATCAAGATTAGCTATCAAGTTAATTTTCCAGAAACAGCGTTTCTGTATTATGCTCCGCTCTTAACGCACAGCGCACAATCTTTTTCTGGAACAGTAACGTTAACGCGCGGGGCACAAATTGGGACGCTTAATTACCCTGACTACCAATCGCAGTGGAATATCGATTTATTGTTTCCAGACAGTAGCTACGGCGTTATGAGAATGTGGATTCAATACTTTGCGCTGCAGGGATGGATGAAGATGGTTTTTTTCCGCGCCGTTGATACGGTAACGGTTCAATCTCAGGATCCTTGCTGGAATCGCAACCGAATCGTCTACGGAAACATTACAACAACAAACAACCCTAATCAGCCGGATTTTATGGGCTACCGCGAATGGCCTGAGTGGGTCGCCTATGTTTGCTTTTCAACGTATAACAACGACGTCGCGCCTGAATTTGGGCTGACTCAGGCAAGGCAGCCTACGGGACTAAGCCAGTCAGGCTATTGTTTTGGAAGCGGAGCGAACGATCAGTCTTGGAGCGAAAGCATAGTCCGAGACACAAGCCTAACTGATGTCGCTTGTGATCGTCGCCAAAATAATGGATACAGTATTCCGCTTATTTACCCACGAAACCTCGGCATAGCAAGTGTTACCCTGCTCGATTCATACATTTGAAAACAACATACTGGTATGCGAGATGACTTGCAGGCAAGTGTCAACCTACGGCGGACTGATAGGCGAAGGCGCTAGTTCCGGTGTCGGCTACGCAACCGAAGCCGATTGCCTCAACGCCTGCAAAGAGGGCGCGTGCTGCTACGGCACGACGTGCAGCGTGAAACCGCAGTGCCAGTGCCAAGGTGCTGGGCAGACGTTTAAGGGTGTTGGGACGACGTGCAATGGGTCGAGATGCCCTTGTGCTGGGGAGAACTTCTTATGTCAAGCACCTGGATGCCGTCCCAGATTTGTAACAGTGAGCATTCAAGCACAGTTCCCACAAGGCGTTGTCCAATACAACCGCGACTACATTAGGTTTCCTGCCGTTACATTTGCAGGAACTATAACTCTTGATAATCAGAGAGGTATAACCCAATATCGAGCTCCAGACTCACACGTATACGTTGGCCGATTTTATGGCGCTGATGCTGCTACGCTAAATGCTTCAGAGACTAGGATTGGGTTTTACCCGTATGAATCGTATGCACTCGTTAGCTTGTTTAGAAAGATAGAGTCATTAAGCCTTATCGCTAATGATCCTTGTTTCAGATACACAGGCATTGGTGCCTATTACGACGTTACGGCTACTTCAACTAACACCTCTGCGGATGGCTCTGGGGCAGACTACATAAACTATGTAGCGTTTGCATACTTTGGCAATACGCTAGGATTTTCTGACACAGGACATTGTTACGGAACTGGGGGAAGCACTTTCGCAAGTGTATTTCCGGGAGATTTTAATCTAACGGCGTTAGCTAGACCGTGCGAAGAAAGGGCTTCCAACCCAATTGTGTCCCCGCAATCGGGAGTTATTTCCAACAGCGTAACCATGACGTTCATCGATTCCTATGTATAAAAGGCAGCTATGTCTGTATGCAAGTTCGTTGAAGGGTCTTCGTTTTGCTCAAGCTGCGGCTTGTTTGCAAAACACACTCACGCCTTGCGTGCATGTGACGGGCCTCGGAAAGCGTCTGCGGGAGGCCCAGGCACTGAACTGAAGAGACTGCTGGCGGGATGGCCGTTCTATATCACCGCGTCTCCCGACTGCTCGTGCAACCGTGTCGCCGCCGAAATGGACGCCTGGGGGCCGGACGAGTGCGAGAAGCCAGAGCGGCAGGACTACATCCTCGCGGCCATGCGCGAGAACGCTGAGAAGCGTGGGCTCCCGTTTCTGGACGTTGCTGGCCGCATGCTAGTGCGCCGGGCAATCAAGAGCGCCAAGAAGGCCGCTGCCGGCTGACTTCAACGATCAACTTGCACAGCCACAATTGCAAGCCTGAACCAACCGCAGGAGTGCAGGCGTGGCCACAGCATTCGTCCAGACACCGGCAGATATGTCGATCGAGTTTGTGGTCGGCGACGAGCTAAACATCGGCCTGGCGTTCACCTCAAGCTCGGCCGCCATCAATCTTACTGGCTACACGTTCGAAGCGAAGGTGTATAAGCCGGTCTACGCAAACCCTGACGGCTCATTTACCGAGGGGGCATATACGGTTGGTGCAACTGCCGCCACGTTCACTGTGTCGACTGTCTCGATGTCCGGCGGAACCGTGAACGTAGGGCTGACTGAGACGCAGACGGCGGCGCTCAGCCCGGCCATCGGCTACCGATGGTATTTCCGCTGGACCGACACATCTGGCGTGACACTGACAGTGCTGTCTGGATCGTTCACGGCGAGGGCACCGTGAGCGTAACAGTCACAGTCAACGGCAAGAGCGGCCCGTCGGTTGTTGCCACTAATGGCGACACGATCTCGGCTGCCGTCACGAAGAACGCGGTGGTGAGCGTCTCCGCGTCGGCTGCTGCAGCACCAGGCGGCACTGGCCAGACCGGGCCGCAGGGGCCACCGTCCACCACAATCACGGTTGGCAGCGTCTCTACGCTATCTGCTGGCAGCTCGGCCACGGTGGTTGGCACATCGAGCAACAATGGGGCGAATCTGTCGCTGGCGTTCGGCATTCCAGTAGGGGCGACAGGAGCAGTAGGGGCGACAGGAGCAGCGGGTGCGAACGGCACGACACCTACCATCACAGCAACGGCCACCACGCTCTCCGCGGGCAGCTCGGCTACCGTCACGGCCACGCCCAGCAACGGCGGCGCGAACGTCGCCCTGAAGTTTGGCATTCCGGCCGGTGCCGCTGGTAGCGGCGGAGGTGCATCGCTCTCGGATGCCATTCCATCCGCTCTTGGGACTGCGTCGGCGGGCACTGCCTTGACGGCCAGTCGGAGTGATCACGTCCACGCCACACAAGTGGTGAGCAGTGGGGACGTTGTCGGCCTCGACGCACTGCTTGCGAATGTGAGCGTAGACGTAATAGACGGCGGCGACTATGTCGGCGTGGTGCCGTCTTCGACAATTACAATCACGGCACAGCCTGCGAACTACGCTTCCTCGCTGAATGTTGGATCGTCTTGGTCATCTGTTGGAACTGGCAGCACTTATTGGCGGTGCATCGCGTACAACGGATCGCGCTGGGTGATTGCTGGCCAGTGGTTTGCCAGTGGCTCCGCGTATTACACGACTGCATCGACGGACGGCACAAACTGGACGTTGCGTGGCAATTTAAATTCGCCACAGTTTCCGGTGACGGCATTGGCGAGCGACGGCACGTCGTTCGTGGCGGTTGGCGACGGCAAATACGCTGGCAGCACAGACGGCCTGACGTGGTCTGGCGGCACGCTGCCTGTCTCGGCAAACGCCATCGCATACGGCAACTCCCGCTGGCTGGCCGCCGGCAGCAGCTCGAGCACCTCGACCAACGGCACAACGTGGGCCGCAGCCGTGGCAACACCAGCGACGATTTCTTGGCTGTGCTACGGATCTGGCGGGTTTGTCGGAGTGGCTGCCGGCACAACAGCGTCTGTGTACCGCACGACCGACGGCACGTCCTGGTCGTCGCATTCGCTGCCAACCTCTGCGGCGTGGTCTGGCGTGGCGTTTGGTGGCGGGGTCTACGTGGCCGTCCGCAGCGGATCAACGGCGGCGTATAGCTCAGACGGCCAAACGTGGTCTACGGCGACAATGCCTGCGAGCAGGTCGTGGGGCTCTCTTGTGTACGCCGGCGGGAGGTTTTTTGCGTTCACATACAACTCGACGGCGGCTGCTTACTCAACAGACGGCCAAACGTGGACGGCAATCACATTGCCAGCCACCGGACGATGGATCTCGGCTGCCGGCGGATCGTTGTCAGTGGTGGCCGTGAATCAGGGCACCGGCTCGCACGCCTACAGCGTGTCGGCTGCGACTGCCGCATTCACCGTTGCTGCCGCATCGACGGCCACGCTGTCTTACCAGTGGCAACTCTCCACGGACGGCGGCACGACGTTTGCCAATGTCTCCGGGGCCACCAGCAGCACGCTCTCCCTGTCTGGGCTGACGACCGGCGACAGTAGCAAGCAGTATCGGTGTGTCGTGTCGGCCACGGGCACGGCAAGCGTAACGAGCAGCGCGGCTACCCTCACGGTGACATGATGCCAAACAAGATTAAGCCAAAACGAAGCTACACCGCCAGCGCCGTTCCTACGACGAGCGACCTGGACACGAACGAGCTTGCCATCAACTGGACGGACGGAAAAGCGTACACAAAGAATGCCGCCGGAAACATTGTCACGGTAACGCTTGGCGGTGGCGGCAGCTCGTTTACGCTGCCTGTCGCAACAGGTTCCGTTCTTGGTGGAGTCAAGACTGGCTCAAACGTCACGATCGCAGGCGACGGCACGTTGAGTGTGGCAGCCCCAACGACGGACGCCAGCTCGCTGACATCCGGCACGCTGCCTGCGGCCAGGCTCCCATCTGCAACTTCTAGCACGATGGGTGGCGTGATTGTTGGCGGAGGGCTGTCTGTGTCGTCCGGAACCGTCTCGGCCGACCTGCGCAGCAACACGTCTGGAATCACTGGTGCCGCTGCGGTCACGAACATTGTTTCGCTGACGGCGGCGCAATACGCAGCATTGGGCACCAAGAATAGCAGCACCCTTTACATCGTTTCGGGGTGATGCGTGGCAATCTATCTCGGCACGGCGTCGCCATCGGATTACAAGCTCGGCTCCGCCGCAGTAAGCAAGATCTATTTAGGCTCAACGCAAGTCTGGCCGGTAGCGTCTTCTGCCGCGTGGAGCAGCAAAAGCACAAACTGGACGGCCGCCAGCTTTTCTGGTGGCGGCTTATCTGCGAGCGACAAGTTTTTTAAAACGTTTCTTGGCGAATCAGCAATCGACGGCGCATACGCCACGGTTCCGGGTGCCGGGACTGTGCGAGTCACCTCAACGTCTGTTAACTGCGCTTACGATTTCCGCATCTACAAAAACGGCACGGTCGCATACACGCTGCCAGACAACTCTGGAGATAGCACGGGCGTTTTCTCAGGCGTGATCCCGGCAACCGGCACAAACTCCTGCTCCATCACCGTCGCCGCCGGTGCCGTTATCAGAATTGCCAACAGCGGCGACCATACGGACTTTCAGAATTTGTACATTTGGTGGGAAACCGCATGAGCGACATCAGCGCGAGTGTTACTTCGCAGCCGATCTCCGCCACCGTCACGGCGGCCGGCGTCTCTGCCACCGTGGCCAGCTCGTCGGCAATGGTGACGATCGCCGGCGGAGTAGGACCGCAGGGTCCGGCAGGTTCAGCCGGCGGTCAGCTCGAGCAGCTTTCGAACGTGCAGATCACCTCGGCACAGGCTGGCGACGTGCTGCAATACGGCGGTGCCAACAAATGGCAGAACAACCCGATACTCGATGGAGGTAACTGGTAATGGCAAGCTCATTCCGCGTTAAACGACGAGCGACAGGTGGTGCAAGCGGGGCGCCGAGTTCCTTGCTGCAATCTGAGCTGGCATACAGCGAGGTTGACCAGATCCTGTACATCGGCCAGGGCTCCGGCGGTTCTGCGACGGTCGTGGCTGTTGGCGGACCAGGCTCGTACCTAACGAAGGCCCTGGCGGCATCGACGTATGCCACAACATCCAGCCTCTCAAGCTACCTGACCACGGCGACGGCGTCGTCGACCTACGTCACGAGCTCGACAGTCTCAAGCACCTACGCACCGCTGGCGTCTCCTACGCTGACTGGCACGCCGGTGGCACCGACGGCGGCCGCTGGCACGAACAGCACGCAGATTGCCACGACGGCCTACGTGACAACGGCCATCAGCAATTTGGTTGGAGGGGCCGGGGCCGCGCTCGACACGCTGAACGAACTGGCCGCAGCCCTCGGCAACGATGCCAGCTTCTCGACGACAATTACCACGTCGATCGGCACGAAGCTTGCCAAGAGTTCAAACCTGTCGGACCTGGCCGACGCTGCCACAGCCAGGACGAATCTTGGGCTCGGCACGATGGCCACGCAGGCGGCAAGCAGCGTCAGCATCACCGGCGGCTCGATCGATGGCGTGAGCCTGGACGGGGGCACCTATTGATGGCCACCTACGATCAACTGCCGGCCACGATGAACCTACGGTGGCGCGTCGGC